CATTCCACTTCTTTGCAAGTGCATTGAAAGCAGTCTTAATTGACTTAAGTGCAGCAGCATTATCTGCTGTTAACTTAGCGATAGTTGCATCCTTAGCAAGTACAACTGCATCTGAAGCAGTCTTTGCATCAGCAAGTGCCTTAGCAGAAGCAGCCTTCTCAGCAGCAAGTGCTGCATCTGAAGCAGTCTTTGCATCTGCAAGTGCCTTATCTGAGGCAGTCTTAGCAGCCACTGCATCTGCAGCAGCCTTTGCAAGAGCAGCATCTGAAACAGCCTTAGCAGCAACTGCATCCGCAGCAGCCTTTAGAACTGCAGCATCTGCTACAGCCTTGGCAGCAAGTGCTGCATCCTTTGCAGCCTTTTCAGCAGCAAGTTCTGATACCAGATCACGAACTGAAATCTCTGCAAATGGAGCAAGTGTTGGAGCAGTCAAACCTACTACTGCTGCTGCAACTGCATCTGTTGATGTTGTTGGAGCAAATGTAATAAGTGAGCGTGTTCCAGTTGCTGGAAGAGTTGCCTTAAATGTAGCAACTCCGAAGTCTGAAAGTGTAGCACCAGTCGTTGCTGTTGCTGTATCCATGACTGCTGTTGAAGCAAATACTGTTGCAGTAATTGACTTACCAGATACCTTGTTACCAAATGTGTCTGTTGCAGTTACTGTAATGTCTTGCTTTGTTCCTGCAGCACCTGTAGCAGGAGCAGAAACTGTTAGGTTGTTAATGAGACCAGCAGTACCCTGAACATAGTATGTCAAAGTTACTGGACCATTTGTGATTACAATTGTTCCAATTGCTGTTGTCTTTGTGTAGACATAAAATGTTGCGGTTGTTCCTGTACCAGTTGCAACTGTCAAAGACGAAGATCCTGATGTTGCTCCTACTGGTGCAGCAGTTGAGTGTAGTGCAGATACGATTGTTGCATTTGTTGAAGTTGCAGTAACTGATGTTCCTGCTACTACTGTTGCTACGATCTGAACAACATCTGTATTATCAACAGTATTATCTGCAGGTACTGGACGTACGATTGCAGTCGTTAGCGCTGTTCCAGCAGTTGCTGGAGTGTCATACCCTGCGCCACCTGTTTTTGCGGCATTCCATGTGGATGCTACAACTGACATGGTGTTAGCACTTGCAGGTGTTGCTACCATTGTGCCCAAAGTCATGGCTGCAACCACGGCTAGTGCGATTTTCTTAAATGAATTCATTTTATTCCTTTTCTATTATAGTGTTTTTAGTCCATCCAAATAGTCTTGGATATCTGCTATTTGGCTAGGTTTATATTGTATCACATTGCGACTTTCCAAGTCAAATTGCTCTTCTGGAGTCTTTGGTCTATCCTTAAAAGTATGAACCTCTACTTCAGTGTCTATATTTTTTGGGGTATGTGATATTGCCCCAAATATTGCTCCACACACAGCATCAGCCAAGTCCTTTGACTTTTTGCGGGGGTGGTCAACTCTGTCATTTTTCATAATCTTTAACTGTGTTAGTTCATCAAACAATAAATCAATTGCAGGCATAGCAAGTCTTTCCTCGTAGACAAGCATAGCCATATCCTCGTAGTGCTTCTTGGCAACAGAAACAGTATCAGTTTTCATTCCAACCTGCTTTAATTCATTCTGAATATCAAATGATTGCCAACGGTCAAATGAAACCATGCCAATATCAAACCCAAGTCTTCTAAGGTTCTGTATCCATTGTTTAACTTCTGAAAGATTAACTGGGCCTTCGATCTTTGGTTCCCACCAGGCTACTGCATCTACCACTACAATTGGTGCTACTTGTTCATAGTTATTAATTACCTGAATATTTACCCATTTTTCTACATGTGCGATTGCTACCGCACACTTGTCGTGCTTTTGTGCAAGGTCAGCGTGAACATAATATTTTTTAGTTGGGTCTGGTTTAAAAGACTCATCAAACCTTTTAAATGTATCTACTGGATTTCTTAATGTCATGCATGCTCTTACTTTTTCTACCTGCTTAAAGAATGCATCTGATGCAAAGGTTGGAACACATGCAAATCGCATCATGGCATCTCCAAGGTCTGTCATGAAGGCAATCATAAAGTCATCGATCTTGCGAGTAGGATTTACTTCCCATGTAGGTCTTTTTAATGCAAATACTCCTGGATACTTGTATGAAAGTATCTGATCTTCATCCCACGAAATTTCAAACGAGTTGTCTGGGCTATCTTCTGGAAGCAGTGGGTTGATAGTAAACTTATGTGTTCTTTCTACAACCTCTTTTTCAGCAATGACATCATCATACTTTTCTGAAATAAAGTCTCCTGGATATCTTGGGAACGAAAGAAGAACTACCTTTCCTAAGTCAGGGAAACGAGAGTCTACAGAACCACGAAAAGCCTTGTAGATGTTGTCAGCAGTCTTACCTTGTTCATTTCCTGTTCCAACCTCAGATGCAAAACCAGAAATCTCATCAAGAACTGCAAGTAGCAAGTTCAAACCCTCATGTGACTCACGCTCTGAGTGGCCAGAATAAACTGTGATAGATTTGTCAAACTCAACTGAGTCTGCCTTAGCATTATACTTTCCTGCAAACCATGGAGATCTTTCAATCTTTGATTTAAAACCTTTAAAGAAAACATTCTTTGCTTGCTGTGCGTTAATAGCCACGTTGATTAGGTCGATGGCATCTCCAGAGGGCTTACCAAAATACTTTGCTGGGTCTTTAAGGCATAATAGTTTATATACGATGTATGAGCATGCTACTGTTGATGTAAAGTCTTTTCCAGATCCCTTGCCAAGTTGCAGAATAATTTCATTCTTTGTATACTTGTCATAATACCGAATTCCTTTTTCTTCACCCATAATATTTATCAAATCTTCTTTACGATAGATCTGACTCATTGCTTCAACAATGTCGTACTGGATATCAGAAAGTGGTGGCTGACCAAGGTAGTCTTCTCCCTCAACAAATGTTCTTGCATCTACTGGGGTTTCTTCAAAATGATCGGACTGAAGTGCTTCAAGAAACTCATTGAACATCGTGGACAACTGTAATCACCTCATTGTCTTTTGCAAATGAAGAAAGTCTACGCATAATTTCATCACGAACCTGTGGATACTCTGATGCAATATCTTTTAGTATAAGAACAAGAATCTCTTGACGCTTTTCGATTTCCATCATCTCTTCTGCTAATTCTTTATTCTCAAGAAGTCCAGCCTTTTGAAGCATGTCAATTCTTTTTGACTCAATATCCATTACAAGTTTAATGGCTGCAGTCTTTGCGCTAAGATTGTTTGTCATTGATGCTTCATCAATAACTTCATATGTACGAGACACTAACTTGCTGTAGTGTGTGTCTGCAGCAGCAAGGGCCTCTTTAGCACGAGCACGAATAGCATCATTTGCAGATGCCATAACCTTCCACTCATTAATAAGAGTGACAACTTTCTGTCTTGGTATTGCAAGTTGTTTTGAAATTACTGTAGGATCGTTACCCTTTAGATATTCTTCTACTACTTGATTCACCTGGTCAAGATGCTTTACTAGATCATCTTCAGTTGACATTTTTTCCCTCTAGTCTATTAATTTCATCCTTAATATAAAAGATTGCCTTTTCAAGGTCCTGGATTGTTTTCTCTTCATCTTTTAGACCCGCTCTCCACAAATACTTAAAAGCATTTCCTATATTAAAGTTACGGTGTCTGGTAATTTCAATGCACTCAATACCTGAAGGGTCTGATGTATAATGTAAAGGATTATTGACTTGGTCAACTGTGATGTTTAAATTTTCACTCATCATCTGCCTCCCAATCAAAATCTTCTGAAAGGTTCATAAAGGTTGATAGTGTATATACTGCTCCTATTGCTGCTGCAGTAGATGCAACAAGAATAAAATATTTTAACTTATTATTCATTTGGTATCCCTATCTTTTCTACGGTATTAGTTATATACGGATAAGTATTCACAAAATACTCTGTTGAATATTTTTCTTTTTCAATAACTCTAGGATCTATCCACCAGTCTTCTAGTCCTGATGATCCAAGAAGTATATAGTCTAAAGCGCTTAGTATTTCTCTTTGAGCGTCTCTAATTGTTTTATTCTTAAAGTTTGTAGTACAGTCATGTTCAAAAATTATAACAGAAAATCTGTACTTAGTTAGTGGCAAACTGATTAGTGCTAAAAGGTTTGCATTTCCAGAATGCTCTGCTTGTTTCCATTGCAGTCCATCTAAGTCTATTTGAAGAAAATCAATCTGTTTTGGAAATTGATTATCTTTAAAATATTTTGAGTAGTCAAATGTTATTGCATCTGCAAGTGTTGCTTTATTCTTTCTAGTAAGACTGTAGTTTTCAACATCTTTCTCATTAAAATCTAATGCAAGACCAGACCAATTAAGAATATTTTCTAAAACAAATGTATTATTTCCTTTAGTTGGGTGTCCAGATCCAATCTCTACATAGTAGCCATTTCTTTTTTCATCTAAAATTGATATTACAAATGACTCCTGAAGTTGCTCGCTGTTGCTCTGAGAGTATAGTTTCATCTTCTTGACTTCCTTAGTTTAAATTTAGCCAAGTATACGTAGATAGTCTCTAGACTCACTTCGCACTCCTTTGCAATCTCTTCTGGTGTTTTTTTATCCATAAGGTATCTCTTACGCATAAATGTTTCATTTGTATATAGTTTAGCAGCCATGATACTAGTTGTCAACTCCAATTGCTTTACCCCAGTTCTTTAAAGCCCAGTGGCCAATACCACACGCATCTGCAACATCGTTATCGGTAATAGTTCTATCATAAATTGTGTTGATAAACTTAATAGTTCTTTCTTTGCGAAGCATACGCTCATAAGCCTTGTAGTATGACTCAGACTTTCCAGGTGTCTCTCCTCTAATTAAAAGTTGCTCTTCTTTAGATATTTTTTTGTTTCCAATATAGTTTTGCCAAGTAATAGGAGAAACCTTACCTATAATTTTTGTACCAGTTTGTCCTGCTGATCCAAGGATTGCACCTTGAACTAGGGCAAGGTCTGCTGCTGTCTTTGGGCTATTCATAAATACAGTGTGCTCAATTACAATTGCTTCAAATCCACCGTATATTTCAAAAAACGCTTTTACTTTTTTACCAGCATCCATAACTTTTTGATAGATATCATTTCCTTCAAAGTTTATTTTTCCAATAGACTCAAGTTCATCTCCAGCAAACAGGGCAAATGCAAGGCTGTTCGTACTAGCATCAATAGCACAAATTCTATGTGGCTTTACTTCTAGTCCCCATTTATTCTTTACCATTTGTTTTACCCTTTATTTGTTTAATTGCTTTTGTAACTGCGTCTGGATTTATTGCACAAGAAGAACAAATTGCGTCGTCGTTATATATGGAGAGCGGAGAAGAACAAGACCTACAAAGCCTTGTCTTTCCCCTTCTCTTTTGTCTTTTTGAATGTAGATATCTTTCAGCAATTTTTTCTTTTGTTGCTAGATCTCTACATTCTGCAGAGCAGTATATTTGATAAGATACTGACTGCGTAAAGTTTTTATCACAATATCTACAATTCTTCACCGAGAATCTCCAGAGGCGCTATTTTTAGTACGCCTGTACCTGCAGACTCACATGCTTTTTTAATTGGGCATGACTTGCATATCTTGGAATTAGATCTATAGTTTTTGGTTGGCAGGGTTTTGTCTTCCCATGCCTTTCGAACTGATCTCATCCAATCAAATGCCTGGTCTACCCACCGACGGTAATGATCGTTTACATCTACAGGGATCAAAAGAAGTTCGTGATTATTTTTGTTTTCATAAATCATAACTCCCTTTGGTCTCTTTAGAATCTTCATATATATAAGTAATTGCATTAGGTGGCCATTCTTTGCCTTACCTGATGCCTTTCTGTATTCGAATCCCTCATTCATCATTGTCTTAATTTCACCAATGAGTTCTTCTCCCTGCCAATCAAACATGACATCTCCGTATCCAAAGATGGGAGGATCGTCATGCTTAATCTTAAACTCTGTAGTGGCCTCGTTATTTTCATCACGATAAACCTTAACAATACCAGCATTCATCATTGCATTTTGAATTCTTGCATGCGATAAAGTTCCTGCAGTCATGTTTGCTGCTGCGTAGGCATCTGCGTTGTCTTCGAACATCTGGCCATCAAAGGCAAGGTACCAATATCTTGCACACTCTCCATGTCCATAGGCAATGGTTGATGGTGCAAAAGTCTTCTTAGTTGTATGCTTATCTACACGATTAATCGTATAGCCTTCTTTAATCTTTGCTTCAAGTCCCGCTATATCCATAGAGTGGACTGGCTTTTCTTCTGGCTTAATCATAACCGTGTGCAATAAATTTTTCGTCATTAGTTTTCTCGTTTCTGTTAGTATAAGTATAGCAGATTAGCGTGTAA